CTCCAGAGCTATTCTGGTTAAAAAGAAATTTATTAATTAAAGTTCCGAGTGAATCGGCTTCTTGCTGGTTATGGGCAGAAATAATTGTTATAGGCTCACCGTCGAAATTATATCCAAGAAGAACAAAACTGTTTAAAAATTCTAATACTTGACTTGTTAAAGCGTCTAAATCTTTTTTTGATTCATGCTTATTTTTAAGCTGATCGCGTAAAAAAGAGACAAGCGCTTTATGCGTTAATTCTTTGACTTCCTTATTTGCATTAGGATCAAAGCTACGATCTTTATCACTTCCACTAGACTTGTTCTTGTCTTTCATCATAAGTATTTAGTCTTTTTGATAGATATCTATCCCTACCCGGGTAGTCAGTATTATTAGAAACACCGTGTCCGAGCAGATAGTCAATAATTACTTCAATACTCGATGTTTTAATAAAGAAATTCTTAGGTACGCGCTTACCGCCATCATCTATTTCAAATAGAATTTCATCTATGTTATTCTTATTAGCATAACACGTAATAAGAACAGAAGCTTCAGTTGGATTGACCATTACAGTCCACTGTCTAGGATCAGATTTAGAATATATTGCAAATAACTTGACAACAATAAAGCCATTGTCACGTAGGCGTTTAATAAAATAGCTTGGTGTTCTTAATTTATTTTTACTCATATTAATTAGCTAATGCAGAGATTACAAATTTAAAAGATGTATTCTCTAGATTTAAATCAAATAGCATTACTCCCATTTTAGTTACTAGCTTGGCTTGTATCTCTTTGAATCTCATAGAAGAAATTATTCTAAAGATTTCAAAATTCAACGGTATTGGTAAATTAAACTGTACTCCGCTATAATTGTCAGATATTCTAATTCCATACGAATCTATATTAGCACGCATCTTATCCGTAAGTTCACCGGTAACAAAATTATCTTTAACAGAAATATATAATTTGTTTGATTCAGTACTGATAGTACTGCCTTTAATTAAACTAACTGTCGACCCGTGCGATAACGTAAAACTGCCGTCGTATTCCAAAGCTTTAAGCTTATCAATATTTACTTTAGGTGTTGTAATAATATTATCATCATACAAATGATACTTAAAACGTACACTGTCTGATTTAAACCCAATATAGTTAGCTGATATATCAAGTTCAAATGAATCGGTTTCAATACAGCTTAATACTCTGCATAATTTTTTGAGATCGGGTACATTTAATATTTTTTCTACGTCAATTTTATCATCAGAATATTCTGCACTAACTATAATAGTATTATCGCAAGCTGATATTAATGAAGATATTTTTTGCTTAGTTACTTTTAAAACAGCGCTATCAGCAACTTTACTGAGAGGTGTTATAAAATTAGTTAAAAATTTATCTCTATCAGATATAACAAGAGTCATTACTTTAATAATAACCTCTTTATACAAGCAATCAATCTATTTTTTCTACTAAAGGAGTTTTTTTTAAAGTACTATTAAGCACATCTAGCTTGCGCTCAATTCTATCTAATTGCTCAAATATTTGCTTTGAATATGGTGAGCTATCAAAATCAAATTCTAATTGATTGGGGTCGCTCTTTACTGCTTCTACTGTTTGAACGTTAAGACTATGCGGCGGTTGCACAGTATTAATTCCTGCATTAACTACAGTTGCAACCGGGTTCTGAGTACTAGGTATAGTATTAATAACTCGTAATGGGTCAATAGTTAATCCTTGTAAGGATGTAGTTTTGTTGGTAATGTGTTGATCTAATACTTTAAGGTCACCAGTCAAGTGCTGACCCATAAACTGGATCGTAGCGAGCTTAATCTCTTCTGGTGTTAGTTCCTTAAAACTATCCATTATAGGTCCTTAAGCAGTTCCTTAATCGAAGCATCTTCGTCTTCAGTTGACTTTGTAGTCTTCTTAGCAACTACTTGAACCGATGGTGTCGGAGCTGACGTTTTAGGCGCTACAATTTCTGCGGCTTCCTCAACATCCTTTGTACCATGATAATGCTCATCTAGAATATTCTTAAGCTCATCATAACTCTTAACACTTACATAAGATTCAAGATCAAATGCACTGTTATAGATCTTATTATAACCATCTTCATCAAGACCTTCAATTTCTTTAGGAGTAGAGAACTTCGATGAAACGTATGTTGGATAATCGCCCTGCTTTTCAACCTTAATACGAAGGTTGCATCCTTTGGGCGAAAGATCAAAGATACGGGCGCCTAGCTCTGCAGCTTCTTCACCTTCGATTGCATCCATAATAATCTTATGAAGCTGGCGACCAAAACGTACAATCTTTATTTTACCGTTATTTTCAGAGTTAACTGGATCGTTAATAACATAAACATTTATCAACCAATTTTCACGGCGCTTAATAGCGAGAGCTTTTTCTTTTTCTTTTTCTGTTCCATTGCGAAGAACTCTGTAACGTTCCTCGGCAATAGGATCACGCTGATTCCAAGTTGTCGGGCTAACAGCGGTAACTAGCTGACCGGTCGTAAGACTATTCCAGCCGTAAGAGTAGTAATGAAAAAATGTCTTTGCGGCATCTTTAACATTAGGCAAAAGTCTTACAGTATAAGTATTACCTGCTTCAGTACGCAAATAATCCTTAATTTTTGAAGAGGAAGATTCGTTATTTTTAGTTAGAGCACCCTTAATGCTTTCAAACATCGATGTAGTAAATGTATTCATATTATGTATGATATATTCGAATAAAAATAAATCAAGCAAATTTGCTAGAAATCTTTTTAAGGCCGAGGTCTACAAGTCTTAAAGCCTTTTTTGAATTATAAAGCTTTGTTCTATACGTAGATATGTTGTTATAGAAATCGTCGCCAATAATAAACCGTATTATTTCAGGATCTCTGCTCTTAAGATTTTTCTCAAATACTTCGAACCCTAGAAGCGTATAGATGTTGACTTTATGCTCTTTTAAATGAACCATAAATGAATATTCATTATTTGTTTTGTGATTAATATAATTTTGTGGGCTTACTTTAACTTCATTACAAAAATTTAATATAAACACAAGTGATTGTTTTATATTTGATAACTGCTCTTCGCTATCGGGATCCATGTTAACGATCTTTTTCTGAAATAAGGTATATGATTTTGTAGCCTTGAGGCTGGCATAATAATCAAGAGGAAAATAAGGCTCGTCAGGATAGAGGCTATAAGGAGCTTTAAAATAGTCCTCAATCTTAATATGAGGGAACTTCTTTAAAAATGTTGCAATGCGTTTAATTGCAATAAACTGCGCTTCGTCAATTTTTTCAAAATTTTTACGAAGCTTAAAGGGCTTGTTCTTACTCGATCTAGAAACAGCTAAGTATGTGTTATAAATGTGCTTTTCGAATGTCGTCATTAATTATAGAATTTCCACTTATTACGGGAAAGTTCTTTTTTGACGCGACGCATCTTACTTGGCTTGTAGTGACACCTTTTAAGTCTTAAAACGTCTAAAACGCCTGACTTTAAAAATTCTCTGCCAAACTTATTAAGGGCTTTTTCAAAATAAGCTTTATCAAGACTCTTCTTACCATTTAAGGATACTTCTGCATTAGGGTGTTTTTTACTCATAAAAATAGACTCTTTTTGGAACTGTTTAAAAACTTCATAACGTATTTACTTTTATACAATGTTGAATCAAAATGCAAGAAAAATTTAATTGCACTAAAATCATTTTTAATGTCACAATATGCTTTAAAAAGATCTCGAAGTGCTCTTTTTTTAAGTAATAAAATAAAAACATTAGCTAAATTAAGCTTTTTAGAGTTGGTAAGTGTCACAAATGAACAAAAAGATAAGAACAAATGTGTCTGCTCATACTCTGTCATTTGCTTAGATGGATCAAATGTATTCACTGTCAATACTAATTATTGACTATTTATTGTAAATCCATCTATCCCAACGCTAATTTTGTCAATGTATTAATCGATGATGCACTCCCTTCTGTATCGTTTATATGTTCGTCCTCTGTAATAGTAAGTGTAGTATAATCAATTCTCATAGGGCAGAATCCGAAATTAGGTCCAAATCGATTTTTCATAAAGCCCATCTTAATAACACCTAGCTCTTTATCAGTATCTTCCTGCCATACGCTTAATATCACGTCACCGGTCATTGCCAGACCAATACTTTCTGAGATAGTTTTAAGACCGGGTTCAGATATTTCATACCCATCTCTATTGAGCTGTGTAGCTGAAATAATAGGGCAATTAAAGTCATACGTTAATGCGCGTAGTTGTTCGGTGCAGATTTTAATTCTTTCATAACTGCTATCACCCATTGTTGAGTTGAGCAAATTAACGTAATCGAGAACAATAGCATCAATTTTTATTCCTTTTTGTGTAAGCTTTCTTACAAAAGCTTTTAAATGATTACAAGTTATTGTAGCAGGTGGAAACTCTTTAATAATAATCTTAGAGTTTGGATTTTCAATACAATACTCAGAAATTTGGCTCTTAAGATTCTGGGATTCAACTTTAAGCTGGCCAAGAGGTATCTTGGATACACTCGAACAAAGTCGCTTTGCATATACAAGCTCAGGCATTTCAAGAGAAACTAAGAGCACTGTCTTACCTTGTTTAGCAATATTAATTGCAACGTTACCGAGAAAAATACTTTTTCCAATATTAGTTTCACCAGCAAACAGGTATAATGCACGACCGGATTCCAAAAAACCACCACCTATTTTATCATCAAGCCATTTCCACTTTGAAGGAATATATCTGTCTGTGGAATTTAAATCATCAATAACACGATCGACATCAGTAAATAAATCTAAACCTATTTCAGTTGCGAGAGTAATACTGCATGCCTTTTCAAACTTATCCAAAATTTTAGATGTATCGACTTCGTTTTTATTAATATCATCCACTACATCCATCATAGTATGATATACCGCTTTCTCTTTTAAAAAAATTTCTGTATTCGTCGAGAGCTCATCATTATTAAGATTTTTATCTATGCCAGTAAATAGATTAACAACATTCTTAAGAGATGTTTTAAGTTCGTCTGTTGTTAAATACGATTTTATCTCTGTAATAGTTGGTTTGGTATTTCTCTTTTCGTAAAAATCACGAATAATAGTAAAAATAGCTTTTATATCTTTATTTTTAAAGTAAAGTGGTTTAACGTAATCAACAATAGAGGCAAGGTACGTGTCGTCAGTAAGGCTTTTATAGGCGATTACTGTTTCAAAATAGTCTAAATCTAACTTCGCCATTAATCTATAATATAGTACTTTTTCTTGTTATCAATGTGTACTATATTCTTTTAGAAATTTCTCTTGGCTAGCATTAAAGTTTTTATCTTCAAAGCTTAATAGCCCAGGCGAATTATGCATAACCCAGACAGGGGCGACTCCAAGCTTTAGTTTCTTTTTATTTGCATCAATACAGCTAGCAATATCATAATGATGAAAGTTGTAGTTTTCATTAAACTTCCAGCCGGTCTCTTTGACACTTTTTGTTTTTACAGAAAGAAATAACCCATCTAATATAGCAACGCGTGAGGGTGTTGGTCCGAAATTAGTAACCATAATTTGATCCTTGCTACATGGGTGTGAAACAGCGCCATATAGATTGTTACTTTGAAACCCACCGCACATTAAATGCCATAAAGCTGGTGCTTTAATTGTAGGGTTAACGCCGCCTGCAATGCCAACAATATCAAATTGAGTATGTGCTTTGATTAATTTCTCACAAACACCGAGGTCGTCAACATATACGTCATCATGGAGAAAAACTATATAATCAAAATCATTTAAGTGTTCTTTTAAAATAGAATTATACATTACGCTTAGACCTTCTTTGTTGTTAGCGTCGTAATACACATCAATATCGTTTAACCGTGATAATGATTTGTAAGCTAATGTCTCTTCAGCATTAGCTCCTTTAGTTGTAAAATAAAAAGCGATCTTCATGGTGTAAAGAATGGTGAGTTAGAAGTAAATTTACCAACAGAAGTAATACCTTCCTGTGTTAAAAGATATACTAGACCCTCCTCTAGTGCAACATATTCGGGTTCGGGTAGAGATGAAAACTCATTATTAATAAAGTCAGCATATAGTGTACTACCAGAGCGAGCAATATATATGTTCCCGCTCTTTTGATTGTACATCCAAAGCCCGAACGTGCCTTTGAGTTGTGAAAGCGTTCGAACAATACCTGCTACCTCGTCCTTAATACTCTTTTCGTTTATATGTAATAATACTGGTATTACAGATGAATCAACAACGTTAAAAGCTTTCTTATCCGGTATCAAAGCTTTGAGTTGTTTATCGTTAGTTAAGACACCGTTATGAGCTATTAGCCAATCTTTATATTTAAACGGGTGTGAAGTTGCAGGTGTAAACTTTCGTTGCGATGAAGTAGGAGCTTGCGTATGACCTAAGTAATAATTGAAGTCATTAATATACTTCTTCTTTTTACCATATTCAATAATTAGCTTATTGTTTAATTGTGTAACGCCTGGTGTCTTCAAAATAGCATGCAATCTCTTGCCAATCAATAGGCCTCCATAAGAAAAGTTACCTCTTTTCTTGTTTTTATTGTAAAGCTTTACGTATTTCGTAAACTCTTTAGCTCCAAATATGCCGCAAATAACATTATCCTCCTGATTTATTATAATAAAGAGAATAAATAATTCAAGATGAATAAAGATAGCAAACTAATATTTGAAGCGTATTTAACAAAGAAACCTGTATTAAATGAAGCTCCAATATATGGACCAGGAGATTTAGACTATACTAGCGACATAGAAAGTGCTCCAGGCGGTGGATATGGTGTAGGAACTGCAGCAGCAAAAGAAGGTAAAACGAAAACAGAAATTGCCAACCGTATTCTTAATGCTGTCAAAACAAAACTTTTTAAACCTGCAGCACATACAATTGACGGAAAAGAATACCAACTCTACTATCCTGGTAGCAAAATGAAGTTTAGAACGGAACTAGAAAATTTAATTAAAAATGAACTTAAAATAGGTGGTACAGCAGCAAAATATACAGCGCGAGTAATTGACAACCTACTTAACGTCCTGCGTGTTGATGTTGAAGGTGGCGCTGCGGCATCACCCGTACAAGTTAAGAAAGCTATTGACACAGGCGTACAAGATAAACCAATAACAGGTGATGGTACTGCGCAACCCGCCACTTCTCAAGCTACAGCAAACGCTTTCGTAAAGAATCCTATGGTACGCTTTATTAAAGAGTTTATGCCAATTTTTGTTGAGCTACCAGATGAAATTACAATTTCTGGAAAGAAAGATTTTTACGAGTCAGATGAACTTCAGAACGAAGTTAAAGAAGCTATTACAAGAGCTTACGATGAAACAAAAGCTAAGGATAAAGAGCTTATAAATGATTTTATCGATTCATTAAAGCATAAAAATAGTTATACACCACAATCAGAAGCCAAGCAACAAGAAGGTGAAGGCACAGGAGAAGAGCCTACTATTGACGAATATCCAGAAGGTGATGATGTATATACTGCAGCTAAGCAAGAATTTGGATTAAGACAGGCACCAGTCGACAAGGGTAATTTTAGTTACGGTGATTAATAGCTTTACAGTTATATTTTTTCCAAGGTAATGTAATTTTATATGAAATCGGGTCTATATACCCCGCATCTATAAAGCCTTTTATTCTTAAAGAGCACGCAGTACATTCACCGCAAGCCTGCTCTTCTCCCTCATAACAAGTCCATGTCTTACTGAAATCTACACCTAATTTAATACCGAGTTTTATAATTTCTTCCTTAGATTTATCGATTAATGGTGCTTGTACTGATATTTTATTTCTACGATTCAAAGCTGATACATTATTAATTTGCTCCAGAAATTCTTCACTACCATCCCAGAACCCCGCAACGCTATCAGCTTGAGCAGCACCATGGAAAACCGTGCTAGCCCCAGCGTTCTCTGCTATTGCTAGTGAAATACTAAGAAGCATTAAGTTTCTGTACGGGACATAGTTTACCGTCTGCGGGTCACCCATTACATCTTTAGCCTTAGCCACAGCAATCTTAGTATTAAGAAGTGAAGAGACCTCGCAAATACTCTTAAAAAACGGTAAATCTATCCACTTATACTCGACAGGTACTTTAACCGATTCAACTTGTAAAGCAGCGCAGTTAAGCTCTTTGTCCTTGTGCTTCTGACCGTAATTGTAACTGATTGCTATAATTTCGTCATACCGACTCGCAGCTAAATGTAACAGTACAGAGCTGTCCATTCCCCCGGAAATAGGTACTACTGCTTTACTCGACTGGTGCTTCTTCGCTTGGCGCTTCATTTAAGTTATATTTGTATTCCTCTGTTAAGCGCTTGTCGAGTTCTGGAATAATAAACTCCTCGTAGAAAGCGGGGTCTTTTGCAAAAGTCTTTGCATAACCCAGTTTATCGCCCTTCTTATACTTACCGCTAGTAATACCGACGGTATACGTAGCCCCATTTTGTTCAACGATACCTCTTGCAGTCGCCATGCCGAGCAACCCGCTATACTTGTTAAGACCAGTCTTGAAAGAAAGATACATTTCTGTCTCTAAAAACGGTGGAAGGAACCTATTTTTAACAGTTAGCGCACGAAGTGTTGTGCCGCTATACTTATTGGCTTCTGCAAGCTTCTTATCATCAGCATCCATAGAATCACCCTCACCTTCCTTCTCATGACGCTTGGCAAGCTGTACAAGAATACTAGCCATATATACAGGGCCAGAACCACCAGCTTGGTTTTTCACGAGACTAGGGAACATTGAGGCAGGATCTTCGTATGTATGGTTAGTAAACAAAATAGTAACGCCGGCCTTAGCCGCTTTAAAGGTCAAAGTACGAAACATGCTCTTTAAAGATTTTGCACGAAGACCCATATCTGATGCGGATTTATCTTTAGCTACGTCATCAAGCTCTTTTTGTGAGGCAAGGTTACCTAAACTATCGATACTAATAATAAACTTACCCCTCGCGTTATTTTCGATTACGCTATCAAGAAAAGCACTAATCTGATTACGGCATTGATCAATAGTGTCTACCGGTACATATTTTGTACCTTCAGGATCTAATCCCACTCCTTTTGTACTATTCTCATCAATAGCAATCTCGGTGTCAAATATGACAGGAGTAAGACCTCTCTTTTGGGCAGTGGCAAGAATCTTGTTGACAATAAACGTCTTACCGGTTTGACTGGGTCCAGAAAAACCAGTTATTCTTCCCTTAGGTACGCCACCATCACGACAACTGCCGCCAAGAATAGCGTTAAGAGCATAACATCCAGTATCAAACCACTCATCAACTTTGCTAAGTGCATTTTCATTTAACATCGAAGCCTCGCTGTTAAGTTTATCTAACGACGCGAATATTTTATTAAGATCTTTACTCATAGATCTAGTATATATGAAGTATATTTAAAAACAAGTAAAAAATTACTCGTCAAACAACTTAATTACTTTTTCGTCGCCGGAATTGCCTGCAGTAGGAGCTACTGTGGCAGCAAACAACTTGTTATACTGATCAACAAGTCTAGGATCGTTGTCAATATCTTGACCGAGAACGATCGTTGCGAGGTTAAACTTCCAAACAGTTTCATTCTTTGATTTATCACCAATAAACTCACGGAAATAAAGTGGAATGGTCTGTACATTAAGTTGACCCTGTTGTGTGGGCTGTACATGAATAATGGCGGGGTTCTTTACTGTAAGAGATGTCTTGTCAGAATCTACTTGTTCAGCTAGGATTGTTCTTCCGATGTGATCAAT